CTGATTTTACAAGATTTTGATTAATCTCATGAATATCCTTTGCTTCAGTATCAGTTAAGTCAGTTCGATTTTCAACCTCAATATTTAGTGCCTCTACAGTTATGGACGATCCATACTTAACAATAAAAGATGTAATCTCCTCAAATATAACTTTTTCCTTCCGATCTTCAAAGTAATCAGGTTGAATAAATGGAATTACTTTACGAGCATACTCCTCATTGTATATTAAGTTTTTAAGAATTGTAGATTCAATTCGTTCCATAAGAAAAAGTCTTCTTTGAGATTTCGTCTAACTTATTCATTATATCTTCTGTAAAATATTTGTCAGGTTCTGCGTAAATATTCTTTGCATATATTTTCTTACCATCAATTTCGTATCTACCCGCAACATTTTTCCAGAGACCACCAAGTTCTCCCAAATCGAGAAGACCATAGTATCTATCAAGACCTCTCTCATCATAATAAAGACGTATACTTACTTCTTTGTTTTCTTTACTGAGTCTACTTTTAGCCGTCTTAGCTTTAATAATGTTTCCAATAACTTCTGTCTTATCCTTTTCCTTTTTTTTGCTGAGATAAATGATCGTAGACGCGGCGTACTTGAGGCCACTGCCTCCTCCCATTTCTTTAGTTGGGATATAAGATCCGATAACATCGTAGGTATGATTTGTAACTATAAGTGGTATGTTTGCCTGACCAAGTTTGAGAGTTAACATACGAAATGCACCCTTAACAAGTTGTGATTTGGTCATGTCACGAACCTGTTTATCATCTAAAGCATCACGAATTTCTTTCTCTGTGGAAAGCATGCCCAGAGAATCTAACACAAACATGCAAGGTTTGCGATTTTCTTCTTCCGTCTTCAAGTATATATCAACTGCACGAAGTGCCTTACTCCTAAACTCTTCGATTGTTACAACATTTACAACAACCAACCGTGTCGTATCAACTCCACGAGACTCCAGTAATCCTTTATTGACTGCTGCTTCAGTGTCAAAATAGAGACAATACCCATCAGGGTTAGTGT